ACTCATCTGCCAATTGCTGAGCGCTGAATATACTTCCTTCAGGTAAAAGGCCCATGAGGCCAGACGGTACGGCAAAATTTGTGACTATCCTTTTGCGAACGCTTGATAAAGTGTTTGTGAAAAGTGAGTCATTATTATTTGCGGGTACTTGCTCAATTAGATTGCTAGTATTTTCGCTATCCTCATCCACGCCGACAACGATAATAGAATTAGAGTTCGATGCTCCTTTTAAAGCGTTTAGCTTTGCCCTTATAGCCTCCTCTTGTTCTTCGCTGTCTCCGCTTGATGGATACTTGAAAATTGACATAGATAAAAAGCCGTTCGTAATATTTCCAAGCTCAAACTTTTGTAGCTCGTTATCTGATTGAGCTGTTTCGATAATTGGATCAATGGAGCTGAGTGGGTACTCGTTTTTCTTAGGTGTTGAATAATAGACCATACCTTTGGCAGTTGTCAAAGCCTCGACACCGTTTTGCTCAGCGTTATATATAAGATAGCGCGTAGGGTTCTCGACGTTGTTAGGTAGTGCTTGGCTGTTGGTGCTTTCCCAATTGTTTGAGACGCGCACATCTCTAATGCGTCCTTTTTGATCTGGTAAGCCTAAGCGCACAAACTCGAAGGGTATATGCTCAATGCTTTTGACTGATCCGAGGCCATTGCTATTAAGGTGTAGCGCGTAGCCGTTATAAATTGCTTGATCGTTTGAGATGCTCCACAAAATATCGTTAGCGGATTCCCCCAAATTGTTCACAATAATGTCTCCTCTCTCAAAGCCATCGCCTCGAATAAAGTTGGCTATCAAATTAACTGAACTAGTAGATAAGGAACTCAAATTTAATACGGCTTTAACCATTTGAGGGTAGCTATTATCAGCGCCGTAATATAAAAAGTTATCAACGGTGTCGCGTGGTGTAGCTATTCGCTGATAGAGTGGCGTTTGACCCCCCAGAGTTCCTAATATGTTCATTTTTTAGCTTTCTTTTTAGCTGTTTTCTTTATAGTCTTTTTTACTTCTACTTCTTCAGTAACCCCGAGACGCTTGGCCTCGAGGTTTTGAAGAAAAACAGATTTAAACTTAGACTGTCTTAAATTACCCATTATACTAGTAAGGCCTCTATGGCTGTTAAAGCAGATGCGTATGTCCCTGTACTTGGGTCAGTCCAGAATACCGATGGCAATTGGCTTTCAATGCCGCCCGCGTCTGGTGTTGCTAGCTGTATTCTATATGCTCCGCCTGTCTCATTGTCGGCGGGTATACGAATATTAGTAACAATCTCAAGACCCGCGTTAATTCCAAGTATCTCAAAGGCTGCGTTTCCGAGGCTTGAGTCATTTGGTCCATACGCAATAGCTACTTGAGGTTGGAAAGCCATGGCCTCAAGGTTTCTGCGTTGTTCTGCAGTTACGTTAAAGACGCTAAAATCAACCGTATGCTTATACCCTACAGAATAGGGCTTTGGCATATACTCAGACTGAGTACTAATGGACTGCTTTAGTCCTTCGAACTCAAAAAACGTCTTAGTGGCTTTCATTGTGATAGCTGTGACCATGTTGGTTTCAGTTCCATCAAACGTGAAGGATGCTACATCCTCCAAGTTCGCGAGAAATAACCGCTGCTCAATTCCGACCGCTAATGGGTCAGAACATGAGACGGTTGCCCCGCTAAATATTCCCGCGCAACTCATTACTGCTTGCCGTAAACGATTTCAGCTCCTAAACGGTAATTAATTCCCCATTTGAATAAAGCCTTTATGAAAAATAATTCACTATTAGCCTGTAATCTGTCGACTAATAAGCCCGAACGGTCTTCATTCATCCAAGTAGCAGCCTGTAGCTGTCCATCTTGTCCGCCATCAAATCGGCCTAATAACATCTTATCATTCGGCATGCCACATGATACAACAGGAATGCCCGCAAATCGTGCGACTCCCGGGTCCATGATATTAATACCTTTTGTGATAACGCTATCCCTAATGGCAGCATAATAAAGCTGTAAGGTGGCATAACTCACTACAAATCTAATGCTCTCTTGTTCCAATACTGCAGCGGGGCAAGCGTCAATCATGTCTTGCATTTTGTCAAGTATGTTCGTAGCTGTTAAAACCGCACCAAAGGTCACATTATTAATATCTGTGTCGCTGTCAGCATCTAACAATTTAATCAAACCGTCAGTTCTGTTAAGCCATGCATTTGCGCTTGCTGTGTCGCCGTTCCAGATAAGATTTTCAACGCCGTCGGCAATGTCAGATGTTGCAAGCTCTTTGACTGCTGTCTCTGTGATGGATGCCAATTGAGCGTCAGTTAGTTTACCTCTGTTATATTGCCATTGGTATTCGTTTTCGAAATCCCTAATAGGAGAAAAAGTTCTATAATACATAGCATCTCCTAAAGTGATCAATCTATTATCGATTGAAAAGTCGCCTACTCCTGTCGTTGGTGTAACTACAGGCGCGTGTAAGCTATTTGCAGAACTTGACATCCTGATAATTTCGACCTTATCTTGGTATTTTGGTCTTACGTTTACCAAACCCCTGTCAATAGTAGTCGCACCTAGTACGGCTTTGAGGTGGTAATTTGGGATCGGAATTATTCCGTTCGCGTTTAATGTGATGGGTGTTATGTCGCTCATGATATTGTGCTGTTAATTTTGTTCTTAGCAGCGTAAAAAGCATCAAAGCCGTTTTTGGCTGCTGTTGGTTGTGATATTTTGTTATGTCTTGGCGCGCTGCCTTCGCTTACGATCTTGTTTAAGATTTCCGCTGTGACCTCTCCGACCTTGGCTTCTACTACCTCCTCAGTTCCCGCCATAAGTTCAGCTACTACAGCCTCAACAATAGCAGTAATTTCGGCGACTTGTGCCTCATCGAATGCGGCAACGATGTCCCCTTCTTCTACCTCAGCGCTTACGCTCGGTTCTTGTGCCTCTGTGACTGACGCTTCTTGCGTCGCCATGTTGGCTCTAATTCTTTCTAGTAAATTCATGTCTATATTTTTAAAGTATGCCATGGCTTTTAATGGCGTGTAAATTTCTTTTGCAAAGCCTAATTGTACAGCCTCATCAGCTGTAAAAATACTCTCGGCGTTCATCAATTCCTTGATTTCATCGAGTTTTAAATTGGTCTTTTTCTCATAAACTGACGCGACAATATCGCTGAACTTTTCGAGGCTGCTAGCCACTTGTCTAAGATCGTGATGATTCCCTTGAGTCTGGTTTATTAGAGCATTATGAATGGCGAAAGTACCTGTCTCACTTATTTGCGGCCTCTCATCTCCAACTAGCGCAATGACTGAAGCTATTGACCCCGCCAATCCATCGACATAGACTGTTACCTCACGCCTCTGGAGCATATTGTAGATAGAGAGACCCGCAAATACGTCTCCACCTTGGGAGTCGATGTGCAAATCTATAGGCCCTTTTGTTTTTTCAAGCTGTGCGCGAACGCTGTTCGCTAATTCTTGAGTGATTTCGCCGTTAATATATAAGACCATACGCAATTTTAATGAAAATTATTTATATTTGAACAAAAAAAGATGATTTTAAAAACAATTATTTCAACCGTCGCCGATTTAACGCCTGTTATAGGCTCTCTACGCGACAATCTTACCTCTAAGGATGGGGGGGTAGGTAGGCTAGTAACGCCGCGTTTTATAAAATCTTGTGTTAGGTTAATTTTAGCCTTGGCCGCCTGTTGGATGCTAGCAAAAGGAACGATTAGCGTTGATGAATTCCAAGAACTTACAAAGTAAACAAATGGAAGAATGGTTAACAGAGCATTGGGCCACATTGCTAGCGGCCTTGGGTCTGGGTGGTGGTGGTTCTGTTGTGGGTCATAAAATGGTCGACAAAATACAGAACAAGAAAATAGAAAAATTAGAGATAAAAGTAAGTGAGATTGATAGCAATATTAAAGTCAATGACGGCGTAGATAAGCAATTCAGAAAAGAGGTAGATACCAGACTTGGAAATATTGAGACGTCATTAAGCACGCTGACTAACCACCTTTTAAGCAAAAAAAAATGACAATGGATTTGCACCTCACTCTTTATCGCTTCTCAGAAAGCGAAGAAAGCACTATAGGCCTCCTTTATCAGGGAAAGTATTTCCTTTGTTTTACCTTAGAGGACCAATACCAGAAAGTAAAGGTAGAAGGAGAGACGCGGATACCAGAGGGCAAGTATAAAATCAAACAAAGGCGCGTTTTGAGCGGTCTTACTAAGAAATACAGAGCTAAATATCCTTGGTTTGACTATCATTTTGAATTACAAGACGTACCAAACTTTAAATATGTCTATTTGCATATTGGGAATTCTGAAACCCATAGTTCTGGATGCATTTTGATAGGCGACAGGCTAAAAAGTAACAAAGTTGACGACGTGAACAACCTCGGATCGAGTCGTCCCGCCTTCGAGCGCTTATATAAAAGAATGAAAGACGCTTTCACGGTCGATATTGACATTATAAACATCAGCAAAGGCCCAGAAAGCGCGTGGCCCAGAGCAACAACGCCGTGACGGTCACGAGCTCAACGCTTTAGTGCAGAGAGCGGTCAGATGTGAGGACTTACCGCGTAAATTTTCCCCTAAAAAGTACGACCCCTTACCCAAA